TAGTCGACGTTACAGTCGCTGAGCCACCGAGAGAAACAGACGTACCGTTAATCGTGATAGCACTATTAGCAAGTTGCGCGTTGCTAATCGTGCCAGACAAGTCCGTGGTCGGTACGGTAGCCGAGGCCGTCATGGCTGACGCGCCATTCCCTTTGACATAACCAGTCAAAGAGCTTGCGCCAGTACCGCCATTAGCAACATTGAGCACACCACCCAAGGTCACAACACCGCCAGTCGCTGTAGCAGGCGTGAAACCTGTGCCACCAGCAGAGAAAGAGGTTACACCACCAACCAATGAGAATTGATTCCACGAACCAGAAGCAAAACCGTCAAAGGTCTGCGTGTCGGTATTAAATCGAAACTGACCTGCGATACCTGCGGGTTGCTGTGCGGTTGTGCCTTTGGGGAGGACTACGCCGCCAGTGCCGGGCAACTGCACGTCCGAGGCAATTGCAAACGTAGGGTTACCTGACGCGCCATTTCCGTTTGTTACGGTGATCTGATTAGCCGTTCCAGTAAGGTCACGACCAGCAACAGATGTACCACTGCTGACCATCGCCAACATGCCAGTACCAGAAAGGTTAGCTACAGCCGCCGCTACGCCTGTTAATTCAAGTGTTGGGTTAGCACCAGTACCATCGGCATTTAAAACCTGCAAACCAGCGCCTGTTGTGGCTATGGATCGATTAACCAAAGAACCTGCACCGTTCTTGACGACAATGCCGCCACCAAGTGCATTCAATTCGGAAACTGCACCAGTTAAAGCAATCTGATAGAAGGACTGAGCACCACCATCAACCAAGGTAACGCCAGTGTTGGTAGACAGGTAACGACTGTTTGCCAGTGTGGGTTCTTGGTTCTTTGTTAAGAATGTTGCCGTTAGTGCAGGTGATGCGGCAATAGCACCTGTCGTAGTTTGTACCGTCTGACCATTCTGAACGATAGGAACAGATTCTGTACCAGTAATCGCACCAGCGGCAGGTAATTGTGTGATCGTTACTTGTGCGGACATATTATGGGCTCAGTTGGTCTAGGTTACCGTTGTTCTCAGGATCCTGAGTATTACCTTCGGTCGAGATGATGAAGCTACCACCAGTGATACCGTTTTGCGTAGTAACAATGTTGTTGTCATTGGCGGCAACGCTCACGTCAGGACGTGGGAATCTGATCGTTATTCTCTCAGTTTTACGGGCTGGAAGTCTATAGGGATCTTTCTCATCGGCACAGCCTTGCCCACAGACTTGGAGTCCGGGGAAGTTCGGATCTGGTCGCATCTGGTCGTGGTCGCGCTTCATCTTGCAACGATCACAGATCGCTATCGATAAAGTAGCATTTCCACGAGTGTCCAGAAAGGTTGGCATTAGTGAGTTCTCCCTTGCGCGGCAAGAGTAGCACTGCGAGAGGCAACACGTTTGGCAATCTGCTCTGTCGTTTGTTTGCGACCTTTTCCAGCTTTACCGCCCTTGCTGAAGAAGTTTTCAGGCATAGGTTTTATTTTACCGACTAGCCATGGTGTTGGGCGTGGAATGCCCTTCAAGGGGCTTACATAGTCTTCGCCACGAGGCTTGCTCATTGGAGGCTTAAAACCGCCAACAGCAATGTTCCAACCAATCAATTGGTCAGGGCGAAGCTTGCTCTCAATGTCGTAGCAGTATTCAGGGTCTGCAACCAGCACAACCTCTTTAATCAGGGTGTCCCAGCCGTATTTGTTGATTGCGTTTGACAAGATTACATTGTCATGTCGTTTGTTCTTTTGAGCCCACTTGTGACCGTAATTCCAACGCTTGTCTGCATCTTTGGAAACGCCAACATAACCCTCAGTGAACATGTCACTGTGGTGTGGTGCGCGGATCCAATAGACGGAGCAAACGGTCATCGTGTGTAAACTCCTATGTTGGGCGCCAGATAGATCGGGCTACGATCGCGCTCTTCTTGCTCAACCATGTTCAGGTACTTCTCGGCTTGGCCTTCAAGGTATTGGATGCGCGCCATGTCGACGCCGGGCAACTCTAGGCTCATCCTGTGCGCCAGCATCATCAAGGTGGCTTCGTACCAGCGTGTTGGGATGTACAGCTCGTCTGTCAAAGCACCGACGTCCATGATCTGTTTGCTGTACCACACGGTGATCTGCACAAATGGGTCACTAGGGACGGGCCACAAATACAGCGAGGGCAGAGGAATCGTGCGATCAAACCAGAATTGGAAAGGCTGGTTTGCTGTGAAGTTCTTGTTTGGCAGGTTTGTGTAGTCGTCGCGGTTGAGGCGAGACATGGTGATCTCGGTGGAATTATTTCCAACGTAGAACTCACGCAAAGCCAAAGTCGTACCACCAGAGGCGCGAACGCGGTAGTACTGGACGGATTGACCGGGGTTTATATCCGTCCAAATCCACTTGTTATCCGTCACAGAGACCGTACCAAGGCTCTCCAGCGTCGACCAAGTGCTGTTATCTGTCGAGTACTCGAGCGTCAGCGTCCACGTAGCGCTACCACCACCTGCCACGTAGGGCAAGATACCGATGGAGCCAGCATAAATCTCTTGATTTGTACCAAAATTGGCTGAAATGTTCCCGTTTGCGCTAGTTTGCAGGCAGAACGTGTCCACGTCGTTGTCACCTACATTGCCAACAGTACCACCCGCTGAGCTTGTGTAGCTCGCGCTAGGGCGGCTCATGGTGCGATAGAGCACGTTTAGAGCGTCGTTTGCACCTGCGGGTAGGGTGTATATGTAGTTGTTCGGAGAAACGCCCAAAACGATCTTATCGATGGCGAAATACTGTATTCCAATGTTGATCAGATTCTGAAGCAAAAAGCTCAGGGATTGACGAGCGGACACAAGTTGCTCAGAGGTCAACTCTTCGGCTAATTTGCCTGCACGTCTCGCACCATGATCAATCAGGGTTTGGACATTGACTGTTTGACCGTATGTATCCGAGTACGCCATTGTTGTTCCTTACCAGCTTGGGCAGTTCCACCGTTGCATTGATGCACGAGCTCGACTACCCTTTTCGCTCTTTTCTGCTATAGGCTCCATTCTCGCGCAAAACGAGTCTCTGCGGGAGCCTCCTTGGGGTTGTGGAGCCTTTAAATTTGATCCTGTTTCACGGTTGTACTTGGCACGACCTTTGGCTGTCAAACCAGCGCCCTTGTCGGCAGGTAGCTTCTCACCGCGACCAATGGAGAGGCTGACCCCTCCGTCCTTCATTTTGGCTGTTCTGGCGGATTGCTTGAAGGCTTTAGCCGTTGGCGCACCTTCGCTACCAACTCTGCGCATTTTCTCCCCAGAGCCTTCAGCGATTCTTTCACGTTTTGCATGAATGTTGGCATACAGACCACCTTCTTTAAATTCTTTACCCTTGTCAGCCTTGGCAAACTCTTTGCCGACCTTCTGAGGGACACCACCAAAGCCACCCTTTGTGTGAGCGGCAATTTGCATCAGCTTGTGTTGGGCGGCGGATTTGCTTGGCATGATTAGCCGCAGAAAATAGTCACAGCCGCACTAGCAGGCAAGGTGACATGGATGTTTGTTGTGAAGCGGATCCCGTTGCCGGGCAACAGCGTCGAAAAGGGATTAGTTGGCGTAGCAGAGATGTTCACTCTCAAGCGAACAGTGCCAGATGCACCGCCGTCGCGAAACACAATTTCACCAGCAGTACCGCCAGTCAATAACTGATACCCAGCAAGATTCGTTGCACCAGCGTAAATTACGCCCGTTGTATCTCTGTGTTCCGAAAATACATTCGTCAATGTTGACATTTAAATCTCCAATTAAAAGTGGGAGCCGAAGCCCCCACTTAGGTTCAGCACTTTACTGATCCACCACGTTTCTTTGCAGGGGTTACTGTCACGGACTTTTCAGTCTTGGTGACCAGAAGGCTTGTCCTTGCTAGTAAACAGGCTCTTAGCACCCTCATACAGCTTGCTAGGAATGCTACGGATGGTTTTAGCCATGTCCATATCACTCTCGCTTGGGCCGATTGATTTGTCGTAAGCGCCTTTGGATAGGTCAGTTACTTTCCCGCCATCTTGATACTTCAGGTTGCTCTGGGCTTTCGCTTGCTTCATCGCTGTTGCGTTCTCAGCCTTGAAGGCAGATTGCTCTTTCTTCTGGGCTGGTGTCACACTGCCACCCTTTTTAAAGGTGCCTGATTGACGATCATTGCTGACAGGAGCAGATGGCTTTTTCGCAGGCATTGCTACGGCGTGACCGCTGTTATTAACAGCTCCCCCCGTAGCGTAGTGCTTTTTTGTTGCACCGCCTTTTTTGTAACCACCGCCATTACCTAACTTGACCTCGCCTGTGGGGGCGCTGTTGTTGTCAGGATGGGCTGTGACCATCTTGGTGTTCTTGTAGCCTTCTCCGCCTTTGGCAGATACAGACTCAGGAATCACGCCGCTTTTGGCGATAGCACCGCCCTTTTTGTAGCCGCCTTGACCGTTCACAACACCACCTGTGGCGTAGTTGCCGGGCTTCGTCGACTTCAAGACGCCACCAGTAGCAAGACCTTTATGACCCTTGCTGGCAGGCTTATCTTCGTGAGACTTCAGCTCTTTTTCAAGACCCTTCATCTTCGACATTTCAGCCTTGTGCGTAGCCTTAGACTCGCCGCCTTCTTTCATGCCGCCTTGCATACCCTTCATGCCCATCATAGCCGCACGACGTGCCGCCATAGTAGGACGCTTAGGACGAGCAACGGGCATCATGCCACCGCGAGCAGGGCCTGAAGATGCCATAGAAGCATCCATGGGCGCACCCATCATGCCGCCACCCATAGCCTTCTTCACGGATCCGCCTTTTTTGAGCTTTAACTCAATAGAAGGCTCTGTGGTCTCCATTTTGACCATTGGCTTGAATTGACCCATGATCGTGCTCCTTAAACTTTCTGAGCATACACAACCGTCAGGCGAATAACGCCTTGAGTTGTGCTGATCGTGCCATCAGGGTCAAGCGTAACAACAACAGAGGTATTGCTACCAATGTCGCTCATTGCGAGCAACTGAGCGGCTGTAAAGGTTAGGGCAATGCGACCACCAGCAAACACATCAGTCGAAGACACGTATTGTGTGCCTGCGGCGGCTGTGCCAACGGTCATTGCAATTGCTGTAGCTGTACCGCCACCCACTGCTTCGTTCACAACCATATCGGCAAAAAAGCTGATAATTTGTGAGGAAGCAGGGAGAGTCAGAGTTGCGCTCGTAGCGGTGCCTGCGGCGGCGGTTGTGACAGTAGTTGTCTGAGACATAACGACGAAACCGCCGTCAGTGGTGTCAGTCAATGTGCCAGAACCAGCGCGCAGGGTAGAACCAAAATAGGTTTGTGCCATTGTCTTTTCTCCTTAAAGCGCGGGGGGCGAACCCCCCACTTGGTTTTAGACGCCAGCAGTGCCGTACATCGCACGAGGATCAGTGAAGCCAACGTCGTAACGCTCTGTCGCTTTGTAGCGCATAGAGTCAGTTTCGAAGTCGCCTTCCATGGTCTTCTCGAGCTTACGACGCATCATCAGCTTCATGCCTTCAGGAGCGTCGGTCTGTACCCAGAATGCTGACGCATTGGTCAAACGTGACAAAACAGCCGCGCCTTCGTCCAACAAACCGATGGACTTGACAGGGTTGATGTCGTTGTTTGCATTACCTGCGCGCAAGACGGATTTCAGGAGAACTTCAGCTTGGAAGACGTTGCCGGGGGCGACCACCAATTGGCGGGGCACAAGGCGAATCTTCTTACCGTTGTTGTCCACAGCTTGACGAATCTGGATCAACATCTGCTCAAGCGATGTCTGTGACAGATTGGCGGCTGTAGCCAATTGGTTGCTGAATGTACCGTTCACGATTGGGTGAGCAGTGCTGATCAAAGCAACGCCGTCGCCACCTGCTGTAGCACCACCTGTGAAGGCGTTGTTCAACACGTTAGCAGACAATGTCTCTTTGGTCTCAATCAATGACTGAGCCAAGTGACGTGCGTACACCTGACCGATACGGATGTGGTCACCGTCTTCAACCAAAACTTTGGTCAAAGCAAATGCCAAGCCGTACACAGAGTACACGTAGC